ATCAGAATAAATGTACTCGCGTATTGCTCTACCACCTTTTTCAACAAAAACAGTAGCACCATCAATAGATGTAGGCAAAACAAACTCAGTACCAAATGGTGTTTGCTTTCTTATTTGAGCATTAGTTGGTGTAATTGCTTGGTTTAAAAAAGTAGGTACATACAGCTCATCTGACAATGTAAATACTTGTAGGTCACGATTCGACCTCATATACCTAATTTCATTAACATCACCAGTCGCAGCAACTAAATTAATTGCATCAGTATCCTCGGCATCCCCAACATTAAAGTCAAAGAACTCTCCAAGACTGGACATCCAAATTGTATCAGGCTCTGCAATAGTACCACCAAAACATAATCTATTTTCATGGAAGGTAACTGCAGCTGGATAGCCTCGCAAAGCAGAAAAAGATTGTTCATCCCATATATGAGTAGCAGCTCCAGTAGTCACTTTAACAAAACCGCCTCCATCTTCGGCTGATGTTGCATTGGCCCCACCAGTAATTGTATATGTATTCGAATCTAATACATCTCCAATAGTCCTTGAGCCATTTATATTGGTAGCAACTATACCCCCAACAGCAACAGCATCAGATAAAGCAATAGATTCACCGCCAGCAAAACCATGTTCTATTTGCGTAACCTCAATAATAGCGCTTCCGTTTCTTGTTCTTAATGGATTTAAAATGCTTAAGCGCACATCTAAAGTATCAATAATATTACCAGTCGCGCTAGTAGAACTAGCTACGGCAGTTATTAAAATTTCATTTCCACCATAGCGCAGAACTGTATTAACGTGTTTACCTGTAGTATCAAAATAAGCTGCACTTGTAGTTAATGTTCTGCCATTTCCAGAAGTATTATTTACTGCAAGTGTTGTGCTTGTAGCATGAAACTTGCTGTATGGCTGGTGAGTATTGTGACCATCAAAGCTTTCATCAAAGCTATATGTACTTAATTCAAAAGCTGTAAGACTTGTTCTTGATAACATACGAGGCGCAAACAGAGGATGGGATATAAACATAACATCGCCATACTGTGCTGTATTAAGTTGATGTATGTAATCTGCGTCAAAAGGTAAAGAAGCAGAAGCTGTATCGGCAGTTATAGTTGACACAAGACTTACTGTTCCATTTGCTAAAAGCCTATAACAAAGAATGTAAGCTTCACCAATTGCAATTATATATTTTTCGTTATCATCAAATATAAATGGAGCTAAGTATACGTCTTTATTTGTTTGACCATTAGCTGCATGAAACTTTAAACCATGCCGCTTCTTAACAGCGCCTTCGGGCAAGACAATCATATTCTCTAAACTCTGAGCAGACGCTGAATAAATAGGACTATCAGTCCTCATTATAGTGCTTTCGCTAATCTCACCAAATTGAAAGCTATTTTGTGGAACTCTTACTTTCTGCATTAGCTACGCCTCTGTGCTATAAACCTTGTTGTCTGTAGTTTTCGAGTAGTCTGTTGCTGTGAATCAAGTCTGCGAGCTTTTATCATTTGGCGCTCCGCCTGTTGATCCATCATTTGTGCTAAATTAGCGTCTCTTGCAATAGAAATTGCCAACATTGAAGCAACTTGAAACTCTACTGCCAACGTAAAGTATGGAGGCCAGTGCGCTTCTGCTGCTCTGTAAATGTAATCAGCAATAACAACATCATTAATATCTATGTCTCCATAGATTTTATCCCCATATGTATCATACTGTATGGGGTGATCGCCTACTGTAACTGCGCTAAGCATGAGAAGGTCAGATGGCATTTGATATGCTGCATCAAATCTTCCTGTAGGCGCAGAAACTAAACGATTTAAAACTTGTTGGTTGGTGGCAAATCGCCAACGACTGCTAGTCAAAGACGATCTTGCAATGTCTTCGTATAGAGCATCTACGACATCAGCCTCAGCTGTACCCTCGTCAAAGGCTGAAATAGGAGAACCGCCCATTAGGACGGAAGCGCGTGAACATACTTTTATTGGTGTATTTGCTGGCATCTAATCAACCTATCTATAGAAATGAAAGGGGGCCGAAGCCCCCTCCCTTATTAATCTCCGTCAGTTTCTACAATGGCAGTGCCATTAGAAATGTCTACAACGCCTGATGATGTATTTGTAAGTACATTTGCAAGATTTGTTGTCGGAGTGTTACTATCTACAACGATAATAACGTCACGAATATTCATCATGGCAGAAGCACCATTAAAATATCCAGCCGAATTTACAGTCGCAATTGAATCTGCTGATGTGTAGTGCCATAAAGACACTCCAGAAGCACCAGCCATGCGAGTTAAGTTTGCTGCATTAAAAGCCATTTTTTTACTCCAGTTTAATTGTTGTCAAGAACTTCGTAAACACCATTAGCATCAATAACAATTGATCCCATTGACATCATTGAAGTCGCTAAGTGAGATACCTTCTCAGCTACATAATTTACTTCAGTGCTAACATCGGCATTGATTCCGATACCAACCGCTGATGTATGGTAAGCAAAGTTTTTACCAGCAGCTACGGCAGACGTTGAGAAAATCTTGAAACCCAAGAACTCTTTCATTGTCATACCACCAGCAAACGGAAGGTTTTGAGGCCCAACGTAATCTGATGAAGCAAACTCATTAATTGAAAACAAGTCAGTGTAACCAGCAGGGGACATAGCAAGGTAGCGTTGTCCATCTTCGGGAACATCTGCAGTACCCATTGTTTCAAATAATGAAAGCAAGTCAGCTTTTTCAAGAGCAGAACTTGTGTCATGTATTTGTGTGCTACTTGCACCAGCATCTAATGCTGCTGTAATTAGCTCATCTGTTTTACGGCCTAATGCGGCAGCAGCAGATTGAGCAACAACTTGACGCTCATTGATGTTAGTCTTCAATTCGTCTAACTTATCAATGTACTCTGCAGCGTAGTAGTCAGCCATTGTGACTTCTACATTAGTGTGCGCTAGCTCCATCGGCGTAACGTTACCATTACGTGATTTAGTTGACGCAGTACCAGTACCGATTTTTTGGAATCGTGCTACTGATGCAGATACGTTTGTTGAACGGATTGTGTTTCGAAGCTTAGAACCCATACGCTGATAAGCCATATGGACTTCTGTTTCGAACTGCTTAATAAAAGCTTGGTCGATTGTATTAGCCATTTTCTTTTCCTAAATATAAAGTTTCGGTTACTCGGGTATCCGTTACTTCACATCGACAAGGGTATCCAAATGGGCCTTTCAGTGCATCACGGGCCGTGATGAATTACTATAAGCACTTTTTTGTGGTGAAATGCAACGCACAAAATCAACATAATTGTTAGAATTATAGTTAGTAATGCCAACTGCTTCAAATCCTAGCCATGAAGCCCAGTCCAACATGAACTCATGGTCAGTTAAAATCCTCATAGACATCTCATCTTGAAGCGTGTCTAAAAAATTAATTAACATTTTTGATCCGCGAGCTATAGATTTAAAATCTTTCTTTAAACGTTGGGAAAACATTGCAAAAAATTGAGGTATCTCTCTACTATCTTCATACCAAAGGCCAGCAATAGCTGTGAATACTTGGCCTTCTTTGCGAACTAAATAGCAATCAGCATGTTTAACCATGTCGTCAATACATTCCCTAACACTATTGTAGCCAAGGAGTTTTATCTCCCTGACGTTTTCATAGCTTAGATTATTAACAACTTCATCAATATGCTCTAACTTAAATGGAGTTAAATAAAACCTACCACGTTTTAATAATTTATCCTCCATAGAGTTTCTTAAAGCCAGCCTCTACTTGCCGTACATATGCAGGATCATTCTTGCTCCAATAGCGAGGGTCTTGCATCATTTCCCTTAAATTATCTTCACTTAAACCAGAAACAGGCTCAGCACTTCCAGCAAAGTTGCCATCTTTCATAGCTTCTTGAATAGCTTCTACTGCTAAAATACCTTCGTGAGTTTCAAACATGCGCTCAATTGCTGGCATAGAATTTTCTGGAAAGAATTTAGTTGCAAACATAGATGCAGCCTCAATGCGTTGCTCTGAACTTTCACCGAGCTTTGCAGCTTCAGCATCAAGATCAGGCATAGAACCTTCAACTGACTCCATATACATATCTATGCCCTTTTCAAACTGGGTTTGACTGTATCCGCTATTAAATGCTTCTTCTGCCCACCACTTTAGTAGACTATTATCGACAGCTTCTTCGCTATCTACGCTATCAGGCAGTGCGTATTCACCTGACGATGCTGGCCTTTCAGCAAACTTATCAGATTCATACTCTTCCTTAAACTTAACACGCAAATCTTCTTCTTTAGTGCCAAGCCTAGACTCTAATTCTTTATAACCTTTAGCTAAATCTTCACCGCTTTTGTATTTTTCGGGCAACCATTCTGGTCTATCAGGCGTTAAATCCTCAGCAACTACAAAATCACGCGGCTCTTCTGTAGCGGTTTCTGTAGTTTCGGAAGTCGTTAATGTTTCATTCATTTGTTTTTGCTCCTATGTGCGTGGGATATGCGCCGCTCTAAAAGGCCAACAATATAACGCTGGCCTTCCATATGGCGTAGTTCTTCTGTAGTCACATTAGGCCCATGTACCATTTCTATGGTAATAGATCGCAAATACTTTAATACAGCTGCACCAGCAGGAGTACTAACAACTTCGGCTACCTGTTGGCTAATCTGTGTATCTTGACTAGACGCCCTTTGATAACCATCGACTCCAATATTAACCTTGTTGTTCAATCACTTGTTCCTGTGGTTGTTGCTGTTGCTGTTGTTGCGCCATTTGCTGCGCTAATGCAGCTATTTGTTTACGCTGTTCTTCATCACGAATCAAGCTTTCAGGCACACCAAACTTTTTGGCTAAATGAATTGCAGTTTGTTCACCATCAATAAGTAGCTGCAACATCTCTGGGCCAAACGTACCGCCAACCATTTCAAGGAAACGTCCAACGCTAGAAATATCTTGGTTAGATTGTGCTTGGGCTAGTGGAGATACAGAACGAACCTTAACTTCACGACCATTAACAGTAGGCACATCAATACGTCCTTGCTTTTTAAGGATGTAAATAACGCGCTGCAGTACAGGTTGAACAAGTTCAGCTTGCAATCTACCGAAAGCAGCACCCATTCGCCTAGACAAATCCGCCATACGCTCTGCAACTTCTGTAGCTGATGCTGGTGTTTTGTCAGGATTACCAAGCATATCGTTATACAAGGCACGTTTAATGTTTTGACGCATATCACCTAGCACAAGCTGGGCTACATCAAAGTTTCCAGCTGCACGAATAGGCTGCAGTCCAGCAGAACCCATAGCTTTTGGAATGATAGAGCCTGGGACTAACTGTATTGTATCAGGATTTATAACCCCATCATCTTCCATTTGATATATACCAGAGATAGACATCTGTGCGTTCTCAAGTATCATTTCAATGGTTAGGTTTGTAGTTTTAATAGCAGATAAAGCATTAATAAGTGGGCCTCGTCCATATACTTCACCAGCACATTTAGACCAGCGGAAACAAATAAAGGGATTAGAACCGCTACCTGTCATCTGCTTATAGTTTATAACTGTATTGGTTGTCATACAGAAAGCATAACTAAGATAGGCTTCCTCAAGTGGCTTTGCATAATCACGACAAACAACTTCAAGGACTGTTGTTGTCTTATCCATACCCATATTGTTTTCAACTTTAGGATCAAGAGTGCCGTTAGGATACATAAGCTTCAAGTGATCGTACTTTACGTTCTTACGCTCACGGAAAACATGGTCAATTTTGTCATCAGGGCCAGTATCTAACACAACATGAGGTAAAGGAATGGCAGCAAAGTTGACAGGGTTAAGAGCATTGCCTTCTTCTACGCATAAAATACCTGTACCAACTGCTAAATCCATAAAGGATTCATGTACTTCTTGGCTAAAGTTAGAGTTTTGTAGTATCTCAAAGACGTATTCTGTTACTTCATCAAGCTCATTATTAACTTTTTCGCGCTGTTCTGGAGGCACTTCACTACCAGCCATGAGGTCAGCCCACCTAGCAAAATTAGGAACAAGCCCAGACTGGAGGCGGCTAGCAAATTCTTGCACACCCACCACCGCAGTCTCATCAAATATCTTATCATCCCTTCGCTGCCCAGCAGATTCAGCATAAAAACTTTCACGTTGAGGCAATGCGTACTCGTAGCACTCCTCGAACAACGGAACCCAGTTCTCTCGAAAGGACTTGGCTTTTTCATACTTTTGTATGTACTGTTTAGCTGCTTTGTCCATTAGCCAAAGCGACCCAAATAACCACCGCCGCCAGATTTAAACAAAGAACGGCGACCAGAGCCACCACGAGCGCCACGACCTTCAGTACGTGATTCTATTGCTTCGCCAATGTCTTCACGCTTCTCTTCGGCGCGACCTTCAATTTCTGTACGCTTTGCATCTTCCGCAGCAATTCTATCTGCAGCTGCTTTTTCAGCTTCTTTATCTATATCCGCTTGGCTTCTGCCGCCACCACCACCACACATATTGTTCTCCTTGTTTAGTTTCATATTGGTTGGCATAAAAAAGATAAGTTTTCAATGCACAATTTACATCCGTGACCACAAACCTGATCTTCGCTGTGGCTTTTTACCACGATTAAACACGTCAAAACTACTTTTAGCTACAGTTGGTATGGCTGGCTTTTGGTTATTCATTAGCGCACGACCTTCACCAGCACCCAACATCATGTATTGCAGCGCATCATGGACGTGAGAAAACATATTCTTATCAGGTTTATCTGCATATCGCTCACCAGATACTTCCATACGGCGATACTGATACCCACC